TCCTGTGACAACCTTTATAAAAATGACCGATGGTAGTTATGTTCAAGCAGATTGGCGCAGAGGCCAGGGCAATGCAGGATTTAGTGATTCTGCATCGTTTATTAATTTTAAACCAGTTAATCCAACTGTAGCAAAACAACTTGGGCTAGATAGTCATCAACGCAACAATTCTATCAGTAATCACAGAGACGGAACAATAGCCAGTGGAGGGGATTATCAAGGCAGTGGACCTATGTCTAGCCGTAGATATGAAGTAGTAGACTATAATAAACCAGAAACTATGGAAAAACTCCCAGACGAAATAAAACCTGAATTAATAAAGTGGGTACAAAAGCAAAGTGTGGCGGAAGGCTTCAACGGTGAGTACGATGACGAAGCAGGTATGGCACACACTAACTTGCATACCATTGCCAGAGCCGCACAAGGTTTGTTAGACACCATTGACGATCATGAAAACTTGCCTGAGTGGGTACAAGAAAAGATTGCCCGGGTAGAAGGCATGATGGTCACGGCATGGGATTACTTAAAGAGTCAAGAAGAACAGGGTATTGATCCCCAAATGGCCACAGAAGCTGGTAATGCCAACAGTGGCCGTAGAGGATCCGAACATTGGGACACCACACCAGGCATGGTTGGCCGTGTGGAGAAAACAGCTAGAGGTGTACAACACCATGCCGATCCCAGTAGATATGGTGGCAGTGATATTGACACTCCTACACCTGCAACACTTAGCAAAGCTTCAGTGAATCGTCTTGAACGAGCACTGGGCATCAAATGGGATCGTGAAAAAAAACGTGGCGGCGAAATAAAAATTGATGAGTTTGGGCCAGCCGCAACTGCCGCTATTCAACAAGGTGCTGGACCGACAGCAGTTTCTTTTGCTGATTTAAATGATATTCAAAATAAAGCATACGCTAAAAACGCAGGCGTAGCCGAAGGTGAAAAGATTGGCAACATGGATGCTGATGCATATGATGCCGCAATGGCTCGCCTTAAACGGTTGTCTGGTTCCGGCCCACGTAAAACTGTGTGGGATCCTGTAAAACGGGTGTACAAGACTGTACCTGTAGCCCAACAACCTGTTAAAAAATGAGAGCGGCTGAATTTATAAACGAAGACTCAGTACGAGATCTTGAACAGGATCTTGAGCACCCTGACAGTTATCAAGCTATTGACCACATGATGCAAACCATTGCTCGTGAACATGGTATATCTGCAAAAGATCTGCACGACAAGTTTGTGGACAAACACGGCGTCATCCCGGACAACTGGTCCAAGGAACAACTAGACGAACTCACTTTTTTAGGCAGTCAATGCACCAAAGACTGTTCAGGACATCGTGCTGGTTATGAGTGGTATGCTCGTAAACAACGCAATCCAAATTCTCATAGCCCCAGCTTCAATAAAGGAGCCGCACTCAAGGCCGCTGGTAAGTAACTGCATGACAACTTACATTTACGAATCGCCCGATAGCGGTGAAACTGTTTATCGTAGAGAGCCCGGTAATCCCACTCGTGAACTGCATCATGTTAGTGACAAACGCAGAAACATGCATGAAGAATTAAAACACGGTAAACTATGGGGCAATATTCATCGTGCTTCAAAGTCAGATCCTGTGTTAAAAGAAATGTTGGACCAAATTGAGATATATTATACTCTAAAGAATTCACCTTAGGACCGGTACTTGTTACCGTGGTGAAGGCGGCTGCTGCCTGTGTGAATGGATTCGCTACCTTGCAACACAAAGTGAGCACTAATATCGATTATGAAAACTTTTGCTATCAATACTGCTGAAATAAGAAAATTCCCTAAAAAAGCATTGCAAGGAAAGATTTGCCTTAGCCCATTTGTGTCTGTTTCAATAGGCGTAGATGGTTCTGTTAGATTATGTGGGTGCTCAGGCTGGATGCCCTCTAGTGTAGGGAACATATTCAATCAAACAATTGGTGAAATATTATCCAACGTATACAGCCAAGACATACGACGTAGTATTGCTGACGGCACCTACGAATATTGTAACGAGAAAACTTGTGGAATAATAAATTCCAATCAACTAAACACTATAGATACTACTCCTCCTGCTGTATTATCTATATTACAAGATCCTTCATTGTATAATATCCCCAATGAAATTGTTGTAGCTGGCGATGCTACTTGCAATCTTAGTTGCCCTAGTTGCCGCACCAAGATAATTAAAAACACAGATGAAGAAGCTAACCGAAACCAATTGCTAGGGAAACGCTTGATGGAAAATTTATTTTCTCAGCCAAGTGACAACAGCATCAGACTGCATGTTAGCACTAGTGGAGAACTATTTGCCAGCCCACTTTTGATGTCTTTTGTTAGTGGAATTCAAATTAATAATTTTCCTAACTTGTCATTGTGCATTCAAAGCAATGGTATTATGGCTCCACAAAATTGGCACAAACTGGGTAAAATGCAACAGCGTGTGTCCAAGATTACCGTCACAGTGGATGCTGCCAGGCCAGACACTTACGCTAAACTTCGCCGTGGTGGGACTTGGGACAAGATAACAAATGCGCTTGAGTGGTTAAGCAACAAGAAAAAAGAAAACGGCATGGAGTACGTGCTTCGTATGGTGGCTCAACAAGACAACTACGCAGAAATTGTAGAATTTTATGAGATGGCCAAAAAATACAATGCGGACGGAGTAGAGTACACTAGACTTAGCGATTGGTTCACATATTCAAAATTTGAGTTCCAACAGCACGATATATTTGATCCTGCTCATGCAGAATATGCGCAGGCACAACTCATGTTAGATCAAGTAAAACACTTGCCCGACGTTTATATACATGGTGGATTATTTTAGACTGGCAAATTGTGTATTGACTTAGGATCAAAATTGCGTTATAATAGCACATTAAAGGAGTTCTATTATGGATAACAAATCATTCAACGGCGAGCAAAAACTTAAACTTACTCAAATTATCAATGAAGGCATGCAAATCATGCACGAAGTAGAGACGTTAAATGGTGGCCTTAACGATACTATCAAAGCCATTGCTGAAGAATTAGAAATCAAGCCAGCTGTGCTTAAAAAAGCCATCAAGCTTGCACACAAAGCTGAATTTGGAAAAGCCAAACAAGATCATGAATTGTTGGAAACAATTCTGGAAACTGTAGGCAAGACACTATAACAGTGTCATGACACCGGGAGATATTTGTGAACAAACATCAACAGCACCTTAAAGACACTGGGTGGACCTACTGGCAACATCTACATCATAGTATTGTGGTCGGTGGTCAACTTATTAAAATTGCTGTGCTGGGGTTTATTCATGGGTTGTTTCCGGGGGTTTGGGCCAACAAAGGACCAGTAGGCATATATCGAGTGTTCAAGGACATGCGAAAGTTACGCCATGCACAGAAACTATTTGATACAGAAGACCAACGTCAACAGCATGAGCAAGATAAAAATAATCGGGTATAACCAAGCCACACTGGCCAATGACTTTGTTGGATTGTTTCGTACTCACGGACAGTCCATTGATATCATAGAGCCCGATGACTTTTTGCAAGGCAACTACAAAGACAATGATCGATTTGTTGTAGCAGTGACTCGTGATCTTGAATTGAGAAAACAGTTAATTACTACTCTAGACGAAAGATTGTTGTCACGTGCTACACTAGTTCACTCAAGTTGTGTAATTGATCCACACGCTGAAGTTGGCGAAGGTTCTGTAATTTCTCAATTTGCTAGTGCACTCTGGCGTAGTACAATCGGACAAGATTGTTTGGTCGCACCATACTGCATGATTGCGCATCAAAGCAGCCTGGGGCAAGGAAGTCTTATGCAACCAGGTGCCATGATAGCTGGCAGTACCACAATAGGATCCATGTGTGTGTTGGGAATGAGAAGCAATGTCATTGACAAACTTTCTATATGTGATTGGGTAGAGGCAGGTGCCGCTGCCTTGATTACAAAAAACATCGAGCAGCCTGGGGTATATCTGGGACAACCAGCCAGGCGTGTAAATAAACAAGAATGAGTCGCTCACGTTACGAGCATGCAACACGGCTAACCGGCCATAAGCGGAGGAAAATTGAGTTACACTAACCCACCAACACAAAAACAAACACTCCTTGTCAGCGGGTGTTCTCTCACACACGGATGCGAAATTTACAACGCATTTATGCATCCTAAAAATGTCGAAGGTAGTTACAGTCGAATTATAGCAAACAAGTTAGATCTCGACCTAAGGAATGTTGCCTTAAGCGGAGGCAGCAATGAATGGATATTTTTGTCTACCATGGAACAAATACGCAAGCTCAACAATATACATTCAGTAATTGTTGCTTGGACTGGGGTATCTCGGTTGATGTGGACACACAAAGAAAGATTTTGGATGATGTGCGGACCCTGGGCAACTAGCATCAAACGACTCTCTCCCGACAGTATGGAATTCCCAGACTGGAAACGCAATGTTGAAGAAGGCGGAGTATGGTATAATACAGATGATCTAGAGTGTTTAGAAACATTAAAGAAACATCATAGATTATTTGTAGAACACTATCTGGATGACACAGATGGGCTCAGAGACAAATTGCTGTCGTATAGCTTGGCACTACGATCTACATGTGAATCTAAAGGCATTAAGTTTGTAGAGCTTGCGGCATATCAGGACGCACGAATTCCTGGTGCATATTATTTTAGTGATGGAAAGCCTTGGCGTCTTAAAGCAAGGCACCCGGATCACGAAGTCCATAAAGATATTGCTGAAGAAATTTTAAATAAATTTTATCAATAACAGGATACATAATTGAGTTACATTGACGCACTTTACGATCGTCAGCACGATCGCATTCACATTGTGGGTCGCCGCAAAGGCGAACGCTACTACGAAGAATATCCAGCAAACTATGTTTTTTATCACGACGATGCTCGTGGTAAGTTTCGTAGTATATTCGGAACCCCAGTCACAAGATTCAGCACACGCAACAATAAAGAATTCCGCAAGGAACTGCGCATGCACTCAGGCAAAAATATTTACGAAAGTGATATCAATCCTGTGTTTCGTTGTTTAGAAGAAAATTACAAAGGACAGGACGCTCCAAGACTACACACAGCGTTTTTTGACATTGAGGTGGACTTTGACCCCGAAAGAGGATTTAGTCCACCAAGTGACCCGTTCAATCCAATTACTGCTATCTCTGTGTACATGGACTGGCTGGACCAGTTGGTTACACTTGTGATCCCGCCTAGGCACATGAGCCCCGAAACTGCTCGTGAAATTGCAGGCGAGTTTCCAAATACATTTGTATTTTGGGAAGAATCAGAATTACTAAAAACATTCTTAGATTTAATTCAAGATAGCGATGTGCTCACTGGCTGGAACAGTGAAGGCTATGATATTCCTTATACTGTAAATCGATGCATTAGAGTTCTCACAAAGGATGATACTCGAAACTTTTGTCTCTGGGGACAATTGCCCAAGCAACGTATGTTTGAACGCTTTGGCGCCGAGAACCAAACATACGATTTGATTGGTAGAGTACACCTGGACTATATGCAACTGTATCGCAAGTACACCTATGAAGAACGACACAGCTACAGTCTAGATGCCATCTTGGAATACGAGGATCTGGGATCCAAGACCAAGTTTGAAGGAACACTAGATCAGTTGTACAATCAAAACTGGCGCACATTTATCGAGTACAACAGACAAGACGTTAACGGCCTAGCCAACATTGACAAGAAGTTGAGGTTCCTCGATCTTGCCAACACATTGGCACATGAAAACACAGTGTTATTGCCCACCACAATGGGAGCGGTGGCTGTGACTGAGCAGGCCATTATTAACGAAGCACATGAACGTGGCATGGTTGTACCCAATCGCAAAGAAAGATACACCGATGAGGACACACAAGCGGCAGGTGCTTATGTTGCATATCCTAAAAAAGGCATACACGAGTACATTGGCTCAATTGACATTAACTCACTATACCCTTCAGCGATTCGTGCACTGAACATGGGGCCGGAAACTATTGTTGGTCAACTAAGGCCAATAATGACTGATCGATACATCAAAGAAAAGATGACAGGTGGCGCCAGTTTTGCTGGAGCATGGGAAGGGTTGTTTGGCAGTCTAGAATATACCGCTGTGATGGAACGACAACGTGGCACAGAAATTACCATTGACTGGAGTAACGGTGAGGAAAGTATACACTCAGCGGCTGAAATTTGGCCCTTGATATTTGACAGCAATCGTCCTTGGATTCTCAGTGCCAATGGCACAATCTTTACCTACGAGAAAGAAGCTATTATTCCTGGACTGCTTAAACGTTGGTACAGCGAGCGTAAACAAATGCAAGCCAAACTCAAAGAGTGTACCAACAAAGAAGACGAAGAGTATTGGGACAAGCGACAACTGGTCAAGAAAATTAACTTGAACAGCTTGTATGGTGCTATTTTGAATCCTGGTTGTAGATTCTTTGACAAGCGTATCGGACAATCAACAACACTAACTGGTCGTGCTATTGCCAAGCACATGGACTCATATGTGAATGAATGCATCACTGGCAAATACGATCACACCGGTGAGACAATCATATACGGCGACACAGACTCGTGTTATTTCTCTGCATGGTCTGTGCTAAAGAAAGAAGTAGAAGAAGGACGCATGGAATGGTCAAAGGAAACTTGCATTGCTTTGTATGATTCAATCGCTGAACAAGTTAACATAAGCTTTCCGGGATTTATGGAAGGGGCATTTCATTGCCCTAGAGACATGGGATCAATTATCAAAGGCGGTCGAGAACTTGTTGCATCAAAAGGTTTGTTCATTACCAAGAAGCGTTATGCTGTAATGATCATTGACAAGGAAGGCAAACGTGCTGATGTCAACGGCAAGCCGGGCAAGGTCAAGGCCATGGGCCTGGATCTCAAGCGTAGTGATACTCCAAAAATTATTCAAGAGTTTCTTAGTGACATTCTTAATGATGTACTAACTGGAATCAGCAAAGAAGATATTATAAAGAAAATTCGAGATTTTAAATATACATTTATGGAACGCCCGGGTTGGGAGAAAGGCTCGCCCAAGCGTGTGAACAACCTAACCAAGTATTCAGCAGAAGAAGCCAGGCTTGGTAAAGCCAACATGCCAGGTCACGTTCGTGCTGGTATGAACTGGAATACCATGCGTAAGATGAATTCAGACAACTATGCATTGCAAATTGTAGACGGCATGAAGGTTATTGTTTGTAAACTAAAACAAAATCCCCTGGGGTGGACCAGCATTGCCTATCCCACTGATGAATTACACTTGCCCACATGGTTTAAAGAATTACCGTTTGATGACACCGGCATGGAAGATACTGTGATTGATGGCAAGATTGATAACTTGTTGAGCGTACTAGAATGGGACTTGCCATCTTCTACTAACACATCTAATACATTCCAAAACTTGTTTGAGTGGTAATGAAAATCAGTGAATTAGTTGCCTTGTTGACAGAAGCTAACAAGTTTGATCTTGGTCAAGCCAGCACATCTGTGTCAACTGAACTAGAGTGGTTGATACCCACTGTGAGGAATTATGCAGAAGTTGCTGTTGACATGCACGGGCTATTACAAGAACGGTATCAAATAGTACAATCAGCAGTTGTAGAATTTGACAATGCTGTTGGCTCTACAAAACAAAATATCATACAAAAAATAAAGTTACTTGAACCCGAGTACTTTAGCAAGAGTGACGAGTTGTATGATGAAGGCGTACGAACTCACGAACACCCCGAGACCATACTAAGTCGTAAAATAGAACTAAGCAAAGAAACAGAATACATATTGGCCACTAGAATTGGTACACGAGCCAATTGGCAATGCCCTGGTGCAATAATTCGTCCTGGCCGCGAAAGTTGGATTGAACATTTGGTTGCACTAGATCCATTATATGTTGTGGATGAATCAAAGTCTTTAATATCCCCGGCAGTTCAAAAGTTCAATAGCCAATACCAATCAAGGCTAAGGCAGATAGTTGTTGATACTACGCAAACTGACAACTTGCTAGAACGTTTGCCAGATAACCAGCTTGGATTTTGTCTAGCGTATAATTTTTTTAATTTCCGACCACTACAGGTAGTGCAACAATATCTAAAAGAACTGTATTCTAAATTGAGGCCCGGCGGTGTGGTTGGATTTACCATCAACGATTGTGATCGTGTTGGAGGGGTTAGGCTAGCAGAGAACAACTATGGCTGCTACACACCCGCCAGCATGATTAGGGCATTTGCTATTGAATTGGGTTTTCGAGAAGTATATGCTTATCATATTGATGCTGCCGTTACCTGGATTGAAATGGCAAAACCAGGCACAATAACTAGCCTTCGAGGCGGCCAGACGTTGGCCAAAATAGTTGCACGAAGTTGAATTTGTCTATATACTATATTAATTACAAGGAGTATTTCATGAGAGATTATTTGTTAGATTTGGTGTCACATACCTATGACCTAGGATGTATTGATACTGTCAAAATTACCGGCACTGATCAAGACACACAGATTGACGCACTAGCACAAGACAAGAGTGTTGTGGTGTCGGGTAAATTCAATACACCCATTGCTGAGTTTGTTGGATTGTTTGGTATGCCAAACATGGACAAGCTTAAGATTTTGTTGAACTTGCAAGAGTATCGTGAAAATGCTACCATTGCAGTAAGCAAGCAAAATCGTGATGGCGAAGATGTTCCTGTGGGACTTAGTTTTATCAATGCCACAAGCGACTTTAAAAACGATTACCGCTTTATGACCAGCGCAGTTGTGAGCGAATCACTTAAGACTCCAAAGTTTTTAGGTGTTAAGTGGGATATTGAATTTGAACCCACTGTGGCAGGTATTCAGCGTCTCAAGATGCAGGCACAAGCCAACAGTGACATGGCCAATTGTAAGTTGGTAACAGATGGAACAAATCTTAAACTAGCGTTTGGTGACCACAGTACACACGCCGGTGAGTTTATATTCCAAACCAACGTTACATACAAGTTAAAAAACTCATGGTCGTATCCAGTCAAGCAAGTGATTTCTATTTTGGATTTGGTTGGTAATCGCACCATGCGTATTAGTGATTCAGGTGCAATGCAAATCACAGTGGATTCAGGTTCAGCAGTTTACAACTACATCTTGCCAGCACAGAGCAAGTGATCATGACGGAACAACACAATCTAACTGCGGCACAAAATGACTATGCAGTATTCTTGCCGGCTATTTCTAGTTTCTATGGCACGTACATCGGAAAACAACGATTTGATCCGAATAATATAGATGCTACTCGAATGCCTGCAGGCATTCCTGACATGGAGCAGTTGAATTGGCTTAACTCGCAAAAAGCATTGTTTCCTTATCGTTGGAGTTTGTATTCAGCAGGACATGCTGATTTGGATCTTACCAAGACCGTGCCCAGAGAAGACATGGTTCGTAATAGAGAAGCAAACACAGTGATGTTAGCTGACTCGGGTGGATTCCAAATTGCCAAAGGAGTATGGCCAGGACGTTGGGCAGATCCCAAGGACAAAGCCGCTGAGAAAAAACGTGAAGCTGTGTTGAAGTGGCAGATGGGTATTGCCACTTACGGCATGACCATGGATATCCCCACGTGGACCTATCTTGACAAAGAAGCCAGTGCCTTGTGCGGCATCTACAGTTATGATGATGCTGTTAATGCCACCAAATACAACAACGAGTATTGGATGGCAAATCGATACGGTGATACCAAGATCCTTAATGTACTGCAAGGATCAAATCACGGAGAAGCAGATCACTGGTACAACTTGATGAAGGACTACTGCGATCCCAACAAGTACGACAATCACTTTAATGGATGGGCCATGGGTGGCCAGAACATGTGTGATGTGCACTTGGTTCTCAAACGCATTATTACACTAATGCACGATGGCTTATTAGAAAAAGGTGTTCATGACTGGATGCACTTTTTGGGCACTAGTAAACTAGAGTGGGCCGTACTATTAACAGATATCCAACGTGCAGTTCGCAAATATCACAACAGTAATTTTACCATATCATTTGACTGCGCTAGTCCTTTCTTGGCCACTGCCAATGGTCAGTTGTATCACAGTATTGTGACCAAGCAACGTGACAAGTGGAGTTATCGCATGAGCCCCACAGTTGACAACAAAAAGTATTCTACTGATACCAGGCTGTTTGGAGATGCTGTGCGCCAAGATGGCATTCATCCTCAATTTGAAGACAGTCCCATAACCAGTAGACTCAAAGTATCTGACATCTGTTATTACAAGCCCGGTGACTTGAACAAGATTGGCAAAGAGGGTAAAACATCATGGGACAGTTTCAGTTATGCATTGCTTATGGGGCATAATGTGTGGACTCACATTGAATCAGTACAACGTGCCAATAGAGAATATGATTCTGGCTGCGGCCCGGATATGTTGTTACACCCAAGAGACTCTTGGTATGACTTCCGTGCTGTGATTGATCGAGTATTTGCCGCACGTGATCGCCAAAAGAGTTTGCAAATAATTGATGAACATGCTACAATATGGCAACGGGTAGTCGGTACACGTGGGTATACCGGAAATCGTGCTGTAAACGCCCAAACCATGTTTAACAATTTGTTTGACTTTGGGGAGCCGCAGGACACAGAAGAAATTCTAGATCCTACCAAACTTGATGCATTAGAGGACACTGTAAATGAATAGAGAAGGACACGAGAATGTTGATTTTTTTTATGGCAAGGAAGTTGAGCGAACTCCAGCATTTGGACTACAAACATTGTTTGTAGTTGGCATACAACCAGTTGACGAAATTGCATACCATTTCAGCAAACATCCAGATGGCATAGAACATATCTTCTTTGGTGCTAACCACAGCTTTCATCCAGAGAACGCACTTGAATGGCAACGTTGGGAAAGCATGATTCAACCGTTTTTGAGCAAAGACTATTTGTGCAGTTTGGACATTCCGATTACACACGTAGAAGAATTTCATGAAGGCGGCTTGTGCGAACATCGCAACTTTATTCCACAGATTCGAGTAAGCATACCATATACAAAGCTATGGAATTATAATACAATGTTAAAAATAGATGACAAAGACTTTGATGCTACTAATCCCGGTGTCTGGTGTCATAGTCTACACAGCTTGATGAGCCGTGAAACTTTTACTTCGTGGGATGACTACAAGGAAGACTCAAAATTATGAACCAAGCACAAAGAGAAGCCATTGAGAGAATTAAACAACATGCAGATAGAAAAATCTGGGTCACTTTCCGTAAAGAAGGAATTCACAAGTATCCCGCTGCCGCTAGTGATCCAATGCTGGCGACCGGTGATGAATATGATGTGTCTTTTCTTGGGGTACCTCATCGGCACATATTCCATTTCAGAGTTTGGATCGATGTTTTTCATAATGATCGCGATATTGAATTCATCCA